CCGCCAGCCTGGAGCAAAGCAGCGGCTGCTGACAGTGCAGACTGAGTGCCAAGGTTTTGGCGCTGTTGGGCTGTCAATAGCTTTTCAAGCTCACTGCCAGAGTTAGCGCCAAATGCATTGCCTAAAAGGCCGCCAAAATCAAAGTCTGCCATCGCTTACCCCTTAACTGCCTAAAAGGCCAAGAACACCACCAGCCACAGCGCCCATTGGTCCAAACAATTGGCCACCGGCCAAAGCACCACCTAATGCGCTCGATGCTGGGTTTGAATAGCTTGGAGTCTGTGCCACCATGCCAAGGTTTGCAGGCTGCGCACCAAGTGAAGACTGGACAATGCCAAGGCGCTGCAAACCAATGTTGCGGATGGCATCCATTTGCTGCTGGTCCAAAGCCTGACGCGCACCACCAGCGCCCATGACAGCTTGAGCGCCACCAAGACGCAATGCTTGTTGCTGCGCTGCCAAATTACCGAGCTGGCTTGCACCGCCCAAACGCAATTGAGCGCCTTGCAAACCGGCTTGCTGATTGGCAATGTCGGCTGCTGATCTGCGTGCAATGTCTGCCTGCTGTGCGGCCATTGCCTGGTTGAATGCTTGCTCATTGAGTTGAGTGCCAAGTGTGGCAGCCTGCTTGGCAAACCCTTGGTTTGTCAAAGCCTCGGCCACACCTTGGCGCGAGCCACCGAATGCACGGGCAGCATTTGCACGCTCACCAGTCTGCTGAATGGCAGCGCGTCTTGCAGACTCCAGGTCGGACAATGCGTTTTCACGCACCATGCTTGTGTATGGATTCATGTAAGAGCCAATTGTTCCTGGTCCTTGACCAAGACCCAAATTGGTCTGCTGCGCTGTAATTTGTGCAGGCTGATAGACACCGCCATAAGCAGCCATTTGAGCTGCCAGGTCAGTGCCAGTGATGCCTGGGCCAGCGAGGCCCGTGTTGACCAAAGCCTCCTCGCCTGCCTGGTACATGGGGTTGTACCCAGCAAACTGCTGGACCGGCAATGCACCGGCCACACCTTGGGCCTGCTGAAAGTTGGCTAGGAATGCTTCCTTGATCTGTGGATCAATAGAGCTTGTTGATGTTGTGCTTCCACCTTTTGACATATTGCCACCTTATCCCAGTAAAGATTTCATTTTCTTGGCAGGCACTTTGCCTTCATTGATCATGTCCAGAAGACCCTTGCCATACTTATCGACTGAAGACTTCTTGATCACATACTCGCCAAGGTCAAGGTTGACAGCGCCATCATCAGGACCTGGAGGGTTGCCACCAAACATCAGGCCGCCATGGACCATGCCGCCTTTGGCCATGCCTGTTGATTCTTGCTGATTGTTTTGCGTTGCAGCCGCTTGCTCTGCCACTGTCTTGGCCGTATTGGCAGCAGCGATTTGGTCGTACAGAGCTGGGTTATAGCCACCCATTGCTGTGCCTGCCACCACGCCTGCGTATGGGTTGCCCATGGGCTTCATCTGGCCCATGATCAGGCTGTAAGGAGAAGCGCCACCAGGAGTGACTGCTGGGTTGTACTGCGCACCAGGTGCAATTGACTGGTAATTCTGAAAGTTCTGAGCAAAGCCTTGGGTGGCATTTGCGAATGGCGTTGTGCCAACACTGGTCTGAAAGCCTGTGGTCTTTGCGGCCTGCTCGGCTGCCAACTTCTGCTGATTGGCCAGGTATGCCTCATAAGCCTTTTGATTGGCTGCAATCTGCTGCTGATTCCTGATCTCATTCAAGCGCTGCTGCTCGGCCCAGTTGGTCGTGTTGGCCTGCTGCTGCGCTGCCCAATTAGTCGCATTTTGTTGCTGCTGCTTGGCCCACTGCGCTTCACGCGCTGCCAGCTCATCCATGGCTGCCTGGTTGTAGGCAATCTCAGTGGCCGTTGTGGGCGTTGCCGCTTCCATGCGGGCTTGAATAGCCGCAGGGCTTGATTGAGTGGCACGGGCCACATCAGCAGCGCTGATCTGGTATTGATTCATCAGGCTTTCAAACTGGGCATCGCTCAAGCCTTGAGCCTCGCCTTGTTTGATTGCGTCAACAATGTTCTTGTCAAATTGCTCTTGGCTGATGCCGTTGGCCAGTGACCATGCTAGTGCCGGTGAAGTTGCCATAATCTTTCCCCTATAAATCTTTTGCCAGTACAGACCACTGTGGGCTGTAACCTTCGTCTTTCAAAAATGTCTTTTGCCAGCCTCTTCGGCCTGCCAAAGTCACCCTGGTGCAGCCAACAGACTTGCCCCAGGATTCGATCAATGGTCTCATCCTTGAGAGTTCATCTAGGTCGCCACCAGCCAGAAAATAATGCAAATTCTTTAGCCTGGGATAGACAATGATCTCTGTCAATACCACCGAGTCTTTGGCTGGCCACAGTTGCAATCTGTGATCCTGGACCATCTCGGCAATATCTTCAAAATTGTGTGTGCCTCCAGAGTATTCTAATGCCGCCTCCACATGGTGGCGTAATCTTTCCAAATGCTCTTGGTCGCTCATCGCTTACCCGATGGCACAGCCTCTAATCTCATAACCCCAATTCGCCAGTCAGACAATGTGTCACCAGTGACTTTGACATTGACCTGGCGGCCAGAGAACCGGACACTGGTCGGATTGGCTGCCGTATATGGTCCAAATGTCGATTGCGACCCTGTCGGATAAAGACGGGTTTTGAATGACACCACAGCCTCACCCAGGGTTTGCTCATCAGGAATGACTTGCCTGACAGACATGATGTTGTCGCCATTGCCCAATTGCACTGGGCCAGACTCAGCATAGACGCTTGCCGAGCCGTAGTCATAGCCGACCTCATGCTCGTAGATGTAGCCATCGCTTGAGACCATCAAGGGATAGGTAAACACGCCAGAGTCAGAGCCAGCCAGTCTGGCCATCAAGCCAATATTCCAGTGGTTTTCGCGGTAGTTGAAAGTGACATAGCTGTCATTTTCATTGCTCGATGCGCTTGGGTAGAACCACCAAATCTCACCAAACTTGCTGTTGTGGACAGCATAAATCTTGGATGCCTGGGCATAGTTGATGTTGCCAAAGATGTAGTCGCCCACATCGCTTGGCAGTGGCTTTACATACCCGTCATAAATCCAGAAGCCTGCTTTGCTCATCCAAATGGCTGCCGTGTCAATGGCCGCCACAGCCTGGGCCGAAATGAGACCGCAGCCACTTCCTGCCTTCTCAAAGCCATAAACGAATGGAGCGCCAACATACTGGGCCGTGTGGACATCCACATCGGTGAACAATAGATTCACACCCTTCACACGCTTGCCAGCGATGAGTGAGCCAGGTGTGGCCAGGTCATAGTCGCCTGCCAGGTTGTCGCCTGCTGGTGTCCATTGGGTATTGTCTTCCTGGTCGCACCACTTGACCTTGCGTGGGTTGCCACCAGCGCCAAGCGCAAAGATGATGCGCTCTTGAGTGACCAGGACTGCCTTGTTGTTAACTGGGGCATTGGTGATTGCTGCGGCCAGTGTGGGCGATGAAAAGCCCAATTGCCACTCGTAGAGCTTGCCATCCCATGATGAACACGCCACCAAATACTCACCCCATGTGTCCATGGACCAGGTGGTGGCTGCAATGGGTGTGCCGGTGTCAGGCCTGGCCACGCCATAGGCAAAGCTGCCATAGACATTGTATCCATAGCCCGTCAGCACTGTTGAGCTGGCGTAACCCGTGGTAAAGCCTGTTGGCGTGATGTCTTTGAGTGTTCCAAGCTCATTCATTACATAGAGCTTGGAATGCGTGCCAGCAGCAATCCATCGGTTGGCGCTGTTGTCGCGCCAAGTGATGAGTCCACGGCATGAGCCTGTCATCTGTGAGCTTGACCTGGTACGCCACCCATTGATGGGCCTCAAGGTCCCTTCATACCAGCGCACAAGGTTTGCGTCATACCAGCGGCCTGCTGCCTGGTATTCAGTACCATTTCGGAAAACACCTGGAGGTAATTTGAGAGGTATGTACATGGCAGTATTTATTTGATGTTCGAGACAAAGCTCATTGTCGCAATTAGCGATGCCGTTGAGGGGTAATTACCCGATGCTGGATAAGCCTGGATGCTGATTGCAGTATTGTCAGCCTCCCACAAAAGCTCCACATAATCTGTCGCGTCTAAGCTCACAAAATAATTCCAGCCCGCAATTGAATGGCCATTGATGCCACCATGGCTGTTTGGGATTGAGATAAACCCAGTCGATCCAGTCACCACAGTCCCATTGATCTTGAGCCAAACCCTGACATCATGCAGTTGGCTGTCAGTGTTCTGAAACTGGCCAGACCATTGCAGATTCCAAATGCCAGCGTCAGCCACTGTGATCCTTGAATTGCTGGCCACACTCACGCCATTGGCGTAGTCGGTCGTATTCAGTGTCATGGCATAGGCCGTGTTGGCCACTGCTGCTGTCTGATCCGCAGTGCTTTGAAAAGCCCCATAAGGGGCATTCATAAACCGGCCACCTCTTGGACCAAACAAAGAGCCGAGAACAGTGGTCAGCTTTCTGAAGTAAATATTCAGAGCGCTGTTGTTCTCGTTGAAGTGCCTGCGCTCATAGACCTCGGTCGGATAACCAAGGGCTGGTGGTGCAGGGTTTTCAAGCTGTTGTGTTTGGCTGGCCATGGGGTAATTATGTCAGGACAGACAGCGCATGGTTAATGTGTTTGATCCGGTCTTCCAGCCCGATAAAGCCACCATTGATCTTTTTGGTCATGGTTTTGTAGTCCTGGCTGTCTGCATACTGGTTGAGCTTGTGGGTGTTCCAAAACCACCCGGCAGTCAGCGCAGCATACTGGGGCGTGGCCACCAGCTCGGGCTGCATGATCAGGTCCACACCCAGCGCCTGGCCAGCGTGGTGGTAGTTCGCAGACCCGGTGAGCTG